GACATTGCTGTCTGCAATAAGAGAGGTGGTAATGTTGGCGGCAGCAATCTTAGCTGTAGTTACGTTACTACCTGCAATTTTAGCAGTGGTCACTGCACTTGTTGCAAGCTTGCCAGCACTAATGCCAAGATCCTTTACAATTATTGAACCACTAGAAAGCTGGGTCGTTGAATCATCAACAGCATCAGATGCAAATGTTGCACTATCTACAAGTGCATTAAGATTAGTAGACGTTACTTGATCTCCGTCTGAGTATGTAGTACCTTTACTTAGTATAGCCATTATTCTGCTTTTTGTAAATTTCTAAATGTAATAGCTCCCGCTACCTTTAACGCCCTTAGTCGAGGTCTTCCTTTTGTTGTTGTTAATTTAAACTGTAATCCGTAAGCTCTTTTATTTCCAAACCTACCCCTTAATGAGACATCCTCATCTATTGCAAGTTCCTGCCCATTAAGTGAAGAAACACTTCCGAGATCTATTATACCATCAATATTTTCTGTGATTGCTTCAAGGTTTGCATCAGATACATTATTTTCTGAAGATTGCAAATGAAGCTCAAAATTGTTCCATTTTTTACGATCTATAGATCTAACATTAAACATTCTGGTAATCGCAGATGCGGATACTAAAATACTACTTGATGAAGCCCCAATAGCTCCAACGTACAGATCTATATCATCTGCTCTTGATTCGTACTTATGAACTCCACCATTTCGATTAATAGCATAAACACCTCTTTGAGAACCAGATCCACCTGCTAGTAAATATGTGTACTCCCAATCTGAGTCATTTATTGAATCTAAAGACTCCCATTGCTTATTAACAAAATTGTAAATTAACAATGCGTTGTTTGTGGTGGATTCATCCAGAGGAACGGCAATGTAATACCTGTTATCAAAATAAGCAGAAACAGCCTTATCTGCATGATCCTTGTTTATTCTTGAAATAGTTCCTTGTATTGTTGCAGATAAAGGAACATCTTGTCCTCTAAGATTATACAAATCAACAAAGTCTAGTGCATACACTCCGTTGTCAGATAGGAACATAAGTTTATTGCCTATCTGCTGTATGCTATTTCTAGCCGAACATCCTATGTCGCTTGTAATAACTTGTGATACACTGCTCTCAAGATCCAAGCTGTTTTTTACTGTATGAATACTATTGCGGTTAAAAACCACTAGCTGATCATCAGAAAAAGAATGAAAACCTACAATAAAATCTGCTTCTCCTGCATTAAATCTAAACTGACCGTAAACTCTGTCATACGTGTTTTGATCTAGTATATCTGAAAACAAAGCCTCATCCAAAATATTTCTATCGGTAATTGTGGCAGATCCAGAAGACCCAGTAATGTCAAACTGATATGGAACAACTAATCTTCGTTGATGATAAACACCAAATTCAGGAGCTGGCATATGAGTAAATCCCAATCCAACAGACTCTGGCTTCATAACACTAGCTGTTTTATTTGTTCCAGTTTTGTCTCCTGAATTAAATGTAAAAGTTGTCGAGTTTGTTATATCTCTAACTCTAAAAGTATCTCCAATACTATAGCCAGAAGTGCCAGCCGTTGTTACTTTAAGAAGATCGCCAACTAATAACGAAGCAGTGCTAGATACTGTAGCTGTACCAATTCCTCCAGAAAAATCAAGATCGGTAATAGAAAGTGGAACAGGTTGATTAAAGTTTCCATTTGAAACTAAAGAAAATGTAGTGGTGCTAATGTCTCCATCCCACTGTAAAGCTATCTGACCCTTACGGAATATAAACAACTTATTAAATGCCTGAATAACACTACTTCCCCTTGGAACCGTTTCTCCAGAAGGATATGTAAGAGTAACTGTTGTTGACCCGCTATCTAAAGTTTTTACCAATACTGTCTTGTTCGTTCCGACAACAGCAATGTAGGATGTTGCATCGTTATTAGGATCTGAAAATTCACAAGATGCTTCTATAAAGTTTGAAGCACTATCTAGCAGTCTCATTCCCTTAACTACCATAGTTCCACCTGGCGTTTCGGCTAAATCAGTTACTGTATAGGTTATTGTATCTGCATCTACAACTGTAGCAATAAAATTACCGTTTGGATCAACACTACCAGAAAACGTCAATCCACTAATATTTACCCCAGTATTAGTTGTAATGTTGTGAGCTGAATTAAAATTAACTTGGATGGTTGAATTAGTCCTAGAAAATGAAGCAACTCCACCACCAATATTGGTTGAGTCATACAGCTTAAATGGAAGAGCAAGAACAGCAGCAGAAAATGGAGCAGAAAATATTTCCATACCTTTTCGTGGTTGCCACTCTCCGTTTAAATCCATGCGTCCATTATTAGACTCAGCAAGAATTCCAGAAGTTAATTGATCTGGTCTAAATTTATTATTAAACCCAATAAATCCTTGATCTAAATCTTCTACAAGTCGATCATCCTGTGCTCCGTATGTGTCGTACCTAGCCATTTAGCAATTCCAAGCCCTTCTGCTCCAGTAGTTTGCAGACAGTTTATTATTTTTACCTTTAATGCCACCCGACCTAGCACAGTAACTTTTCTTACGTGCTGGGTTACTTTTTTTAATGCTCATGTTGGCATCACCAAAACGTACAATCTTTTCTTTACCGCCCTGGCAAGCTTTCACGACAAACTTCTTCCCACTAGACACTTGCCTTCGTGGAACATTACACTTCATGTTTTTCTTATTTATTGCCACGTTTTACCGCCTTTACTCTTCTTGGTTTACCTGCTGGTTGCCCTAGCTTTTTTTTCTGAGCTATTCTTGATCTCTTCTGGGATGTTGTCATTTCACCAGATGTTACTGGTGTACGGCTGCTCACACGCTTAGAAGGTCTACAGTAGGGCGTACCCCTACTTTCTCCCTTACGGCGACCACAAGGCTTACCAGTGCGTACATCTACCCATTTTTCCTTGAACCAACGTTTAAGAGCAGCACCTTTCTTTGTCTTCCGTACAGACATTATTTGGTTTTTTTGCGCTTACCCCAGTTGGCAGCACCAACCTTACGGCACTTAGCTATCGCCCCACTTGCATATGCAGACGGAAACACCTTGTACCTAGCCTTAACCTTTCTGTAACAAGCGTCTTTAGGCATTAGGCTTTCCAAGATTTTCTAGCTTTAACTTGTGATTTTTTAGAAAGATCTCCGTAATGAAACAATTGCTTAGAAGATTTGGTATGTGTCTTGCCAGAATGAAGTTGCCCATTGGACATCTTGTGAAAACTGCCCTTGTGTTCCGCTCCATCCTTTCGATAGTGTTTCATTCCTTTTCCCATTATCGTACTCTTCTCCTTCCCATGCAGCTTGTGCAGCCACAAGATTTTTTCTTACTTTTTGGCATCAGTAGCTCTTTCTAGTAGATGTTCTTTTACCGCCTTTTTTAGGTTTCCTTCCGTATGTTGCCATTATTTTTTTCCTCTCTTTTTCATAGATTTTCCCATTGGGCATTTTTTACGTGTTGAGTATTTCATAGTTTTGTATTCTATTTAACTTGTGAGCTTCCAAAATAAAATCCTAGTAAAGCAAGCATCCCCTGCCTCACTTCAGGCAATAACACAAAGCCCTCTAGGTGTTTCCATTTGTCTGCTCCGATTCCTAAAAATTTAAATATACCTAACTTCTGTGCTTCAATGGTTACTGGTATGTCAAAGAATGCCATGACGAAGGGAGCAAATACCACTGAAAACAAGATGCACATAGCGATAAGCTTTCTAACCCATGCTCCTCCTTCTCCTGATCGTTCTGCTGCTCTGTCTGCTGAAGCATCCGAAACTTCCTGTTTCTGAATCATGGACTTAATGGCATTGGCTTGGATGTTCATTTGAGCCGAGATTAGTTTCATTACAAATCCCGTGACTCCACCTCCAAGCATTGCCACTAATTCACCACTCATCGCTTTCTTAATTCTACTATTGTTTTATATACCCAAAGTCCCATGTACGCAATGGTACACACCGAAGCGACAATAGACATTACCTCGCTAATTCCTTGAAAAGAAACAGCCAGTATTGATCCTGTCGCTCCTAGTCCAAGCTTGTTCAGCTCGGGGTTCATTACACAAATTGTGAAACGTGAATTACTGAAGCACCCGATACACCCAAAAACTTAGCAGCCTTGGCGGCTCTAGCACTAAGCGTAATAAGTCCCTTCTCCTTCAGAAGAAGATGACCATTAGACGCGGTAGGAGTGCTACCGTCAAACGTCACGATAACATTGTTATCTTGAACGTCGATCATTACATATTTGGTGTTGCTATCAAATGCAGCAAATGAGACACCAGATCCTGATGTTGCACAGGATAGGTTTTCTCCAGATACCGTTCCGTTTGGGCGTGGATATAGGTTTGTTACTAGACTATTCATTATCTCGATTGTTGGCTGACATACGTTTTAAAACGCTGTCCTACTGTGTTATTGTTATAAACTTGCTGAGGATTGTCTAAAGCCTCAGCTAAAAAGTTATTGGCAATTTCTTCTTCAAAACCTGCCTTTGAATGCTGACCGTCCATACGCAAGAAATCAGCGTAGGTTGCATGGGTCATAAACAAAAAGTATTCACCGGGAACCTCAGTTTCTCCACCCGTTCCATTATTGTCTAATGTTGTTAGCAGAGTGAGCGGTTTTCTGTAAGTGACAAAAACGCTTGTAGCATCAGAAGCTGTAAGGTTAATGACATGAGCCCCGTCGCTTTCTACAAAGAACTCAAAATCAATAGTTGAGTTTCTCAACAAAGGTTGCTCTCGATTTATTCTAAGAAACTCTCCTATGTCAGTTTTGCTTGTTTGAGTAAAAGGAACTACTGAGTTTGATATAGTTCTTTCTTCGCCAACAGTTAAATATCTAACCCAATATGGGGTGGTGTTGTAGGCTTGAGAAAACCTTCTGTTAGCCAAAGCCAACAACTGAGATATTTCCTGCGTGGTAAAATCTGAATTACCAGCAAGTGCGGAAATTAAATCAAATAAATCTTTGTTGGCTCTATTTTGCATTACGCTTTATTAGGACTAAGTTCTGGAAACTTCTTGTTATAATATTTTAAGAACTCTTTGCTGTGTACATGATCTACTCCATACTTCTTGACCAGTCTGAAGTAGTCTCTTGCAGGAATGTTAGCAACGCATTTGCCTAACACCGGGTGAGTTTTACCCACATTTGTCTTTGCTTCTTTAGCAGTAGCATTGATGCGATCTTGTTCTTTGGCTCGCTCCATCTTAAAGCCAGTTTCAATCTCACGCATGAACGCTCGATTAACCTCACCGTCATCATACTTCGGTACTGATGTAATAATATTCATTTCTTTTTTAGGAACAAACAACTTTTAAAAATTTTATGAAGTGTTTTTGCTACAACAATAAACGATTGTTCTTCGTCAACAGATACCCCTAGGGGGTAATATCTACTGCACGATGACTTAACATTGCAGCTCACTCCTTGGCATTTAATAATATTCATAAATAAAAAAGGGAGGCCAGAACTGGCCTGACCTCCCCTAGATAGTTTTATTTTAAAGAATTATGATGCGAATAACTCTCCTGCTGTCGGATAGTATTTCATCAAAAGACGAATCTTTCCTTCAGTAGCAACGTCTGGTCCTTCACCTGTGAAGTTGTAGGTGAGATCAACAGCACTAACAAGATGAAAACCTACAACAGAAAGTGCTCCTGTGTTGGCAAAAATCTTGCCGAGGTTTCCACTGTCACTGAACACGTCAACTTCATCGACGAAACCATCAGCGTCACCATCATCGCCAATAGCGATAGTGGCATCCGTGATGCTGGTTCCAACGACAAGCTCGTCAACAATGATTGCGGCTCCGAAGACACCTCCAGCCATAGCAGCTCCACCAACTTGAATGTCTACAGCAGTCGCTGAACCAGCGGTCGTGCCGAGAGTAGACAGGTCAATAGAAGCTTCATAATTGAATCCCAATGCTAGGGTTTCAACGTTTTGTACTTTTTTTAGTTCAATAG